TTATTCGTTGTTGGTATCGGTAACTCTTAAAGAGTCTCCGACAATCCAAGCTACAGCCAGAGCTATAATTCTGTTAGTTGTGTCTGGGTCTAACCCAAGAGTTTCTTGACCAACCACAACAACAACACCGCCGATAGCAGTCCAGAATCTACGACTCTTTAAAAGAGCTTTAACCTTTTCCATTACTATTCTCCTAGTCTAAAAAAAAGATTTAATCTTATCCATTATACCACCGCCGCCACCTAAACCGCCACTTGAAATGACAAAATAAGCGACAAGACCTATGCCAATTAAAAATACTAGCCATTTTCTCTTCGCTGCAACCGCAAGAGCCTTGTTACTAACTTCTTTAATCTTCTCAAGTTTATAGCTTCGTTTATCGTCTTTTTTATCCAGTCTAAGCTTATTCTTGAGTTCTCTCTTGTCGTGTTTAGATAGATTCTTATTTTCTTCGCTAGCCATTTTTTGCTTTACCCTTATAAATTAATGTAACTCCACCCTTTTTATGAGGACCCTTCCTTGAATACAAGAATACTTCCCCAGTCCTTGGGTGTTCGTATTCATATTTTATACGACCTTCGGTATTAAGTCTTAGAGCTTCTATGTATTTATTTTTTTTAAACATTTTTAACCCTACCAAGCTTTACAAGACCAGTATCTTGCTTTCCATTTAGGACCCGGATTGTCGCAGTTGTGTCTTGACCTAAAACTCTTGCGTCTTGCTGGATCATTTTTTTTAATTTTCATATTGGGATCTCCGAAGTTTACTTTAACTACGTTGCCCTTATCATTTTTTACATAAACAGAACGCTTCTTTGGTCCGTCAGGAGTAAGAAACGGCTTATTTAGTGTAACTTTTCTTCCTTGATATTCAGCGGCTTCAGAGTACTCTGTCCACTCTTCGTCCCAGTCTTCGGCAGATCCTTTAGTACCTTTTTTTCTACAGCTTCCGGGAGATCCCTTTTTTGTATTTGGTACTCTTTCATAACCTTCCCAGCAAGCACCCGTCTTTGGGTCACTAATAGTAGCATCATCAGCATACTGCTTCATTGCTTCTGTGTATTCGTTTTCTTTAAACAT